AAAGTGAACTACATGAGAGATTAAATACTGATTTTAGTGGAAAAACTATAGACCTAGGTAGGGCTTTAGGAATAAATAAAGAGTCAGTAATATATCCAGGTGAGTTAGTCACTATATTTGGACCAACAGGGTCTAATAAGACTACTTTTGCACAGAATTTAGCACTTGGTGTAGACTTTGTTAATGATAGAATTGTTAAAGATTGGCAAATACCTACATTATTTCTAAGTTTAGAGTTATCATCTTGGTACATGCATAGAAGACACCTTCAAATAGTTTCAGGAGTTACTAAGCAAGAAGCCAACGATAATTACACAGAGCTATATAAGAAACACGAAGAAGAGATGTCACATCTAATGGTTCAAACTATTTCTCCTACTCTTGATAAGATAGCAGAGAAAGTTAGAGAGTTAGAACCATCACTAGTAATAGTAGATTATATTGATTTAGTAGATACGCCTCATAACATTAGAGGTGAGTATGAAAAAATCAAATATATATCTCATGGATTATCTAGTATGGCAGTAAATAACGATATGATAGTCATCCAAGTGTCACAAGTAAGCAGAGAATATAGTCGAAATGAAGTGCTTGACCTATATGCAGGAAAAGGGTCTGGAGCAATAGAGAATGCGTCTAGAAAAGTGATTGGACTTAATGGTCAATCAAATTCAGCAACTAGAGCAGTTAGGTTATTTAAAAACACCGATGGAGAATTATTCGATACTGAAGTCGAATGGACTCCATCATTTAGACTAAGGAGAGTGTAATGGGATGGTTATTAAAAATGTTTTTGCTTGAGGATAGATTTATCCTTATATTACTACGCTTGATAAAAATAGGTTTCGTAAGAACTAAATCAGATAAAATGAATGGATTTAGTGTCGTATTTGGAATCGGAAGTATTGAATGTCAAGTTAATTTATCGAAAGTAAAAACTGAACAGGTACAAATGAATGAAATCGGAAGAGCGTAAAAACAAGAGATACTATAAGCCGAAAAGGGGACGAAAGTCCCCTAATAGGCTTACTATCTGGGAAGAGAAGTTTAGCAAAAAATTAAAGAGACATCATGGAACTTTTGCTAAAAAGACATTTCATAGGTTAATGAAAAAATCGTCTACATTAAGGTCAACATTAAAGAGAAGGAGTAAGGAGTATGAGGTCGAGTTTAATATATCACTTGAAGAGGTTAGAGACCTTTTATATAGAGTTTATGGAAAGAAGTGTTGCTATTGCCATAGTAAGTTGGTTGTTAGCAATATGGTATGTGACCATATTCTCCCTCTATCTTTGGGTGGTAATTCAACTCCTGGTAATCTTCAGATGATTTGTGGTAGATGTAATACAAGAAAAGGACCTTTAACAGATAGAAACTTTAGGAGATTATTGAAATGGCTTGATAGACAGAACATAGAGCTTAAAAAGTATGTTCTTAGAAAGATGTCAAGTAGAGATTTTTAAAAGCAAGTAGGGGACGAATACACGACAGCGGTGAGCAGCTGTAAGCTTAGAAAATAAGTCGGAATGTAATGTCAATTATATTCGTCCCTGAAAAATTAAGGAGGAAGTATGTGGGAAAGAAATAAGTGTGTATTCCCTAAAATGGGAACTAAAACACACCAATTAAAGAAGGGGGAGAAAAGAGTTGACCCCAAGAAAACTAAAAAAATAGAAAACGACAGAAAGAAGAGGTTACAAGAATGGAACAAGTGGCTGAAAGGCTAAAGGAAAAGTTCACGAAAGAATATACTTCAAAATTTGACATTGATTTAAAATTTGGAGAAGAAGCTGAGTATAGCTTGGCTAATATTTTGTCTTTAGGTAAAGTAGAAGTTAAGACAGAAAGAGACATCTGGAAGAGAACTGGAAATATAGTTATAGAGTTAAGAAGCAGAGGTAAATATAGCGGTTTAAGTGTTACAGAAGCTGAATGGTGGGCGCATATACTATCATATAAAGGCGTTAAAGAAGGAGTTATATTAATCCCTGTTAAATTACTTAAAAAAAGAGTAAAACAACTTGTCAAAGAAGGTAAAGCTACTCTGACAGTAGGAGGAGATGACGATACAAGCGAAATAGTACTTATTCCTATTAAGGAGATTCATGGAATACTTTAAAAGGAATAGAAAGTACACTGGTGCTGTATTGAGAGAGGAAAAACCAGGAAGATGGGTATCAAATAAACCTTTGTTTTTGTGCGGAAACAAGGGTTTATTCCCTGTATTTAAAACAGGAGGCCCTACAGGTAGATTCCCTGTGAATCACCAGGAATTTGAACTTAGAAACATAAGAGAGGAGAGTTTCAGCATTGAAGACAGAATATGATAAAAGAAGGCATCTCCAAATTCAATTAGATAAAGCAAAGGAAGAAATTGCTTTTCTAAGAAGGGAGTTAGAGCTATGCCGAGAAGCGACTATGAAGCAATCGCAAAAATAATAGAGGATGTAATAGGCAAAGATACAGTGACATGTGTTAAGCTTTTAGAAGGTATAAGATTTTACTTTGATAAGAAATTAAAAGAAATCGAGATAATTAGAGCAGAAAACATGAAACCTATATCTTTTACTGCCTATAAGGTAAAAGAGTGGAAAAAACAATCAAATAGCGCCTTAAAACGCTATACAGCTAAATTGAATGAGGAAATAAAGCTTGAAAAAGAGGCTTGTTCAATTACTGGCTGAGAATAGATTAGAAAAGTGCACAGTTTGTGGCACATACAAAAATCAGGCGGTTTACAGGTTCAGACATGCACAATTTGTCAATACTTGGGAACCGCCTATATTAGAACCAATGTGTAGGAAATGTGTTTACAGAGAGTGTTATGGAAGTAAACATTATAGAAAAAAAATGAAAGAAAGGAGTTTAGATGGCAACTTTTAAGAAAAAGCCAACAAATAAAGAAATGGCAAATGCTATTGTAGAAATTAACAACAGAGTTAATGAAATAGCGAATGTGATATATAATCTTGATAATGTTGTAGGTATGTATATTAGAATGAAAGGTGATTTAGAAGATTTTAATAAATATCTAGAACAAAAAGCTAAGGAGATGGAAGATGACTCAAAAACAGATGGAGAAGCTGCAGAATCAGATATTCAAAAAGATACAGACGATGAGAGCAGCGGGACAAAAGGAGTACGCAAGGAAGACAAGTAACGCTTTCGCTAATTTCGAAAGAGTTGCTGATAACCTTGGATTAGACAGAAAAGAAGTTTTACTTGTCTATTTATTGAAACATGTAGATGGCGTATGTTCTTATGTAAAAGGACATAAAAGCCAGAGAGAAGATGTTAGAGGTCGAATAATAGATATACATGTATACCTTGATTTATTATGGGGTATGATAGACCAAGATGAAAAGCAAAGCAGAAATGTAAACTACTTAAAAGAGATACAAAATGATTAAATGCGAAAAATGTGGCGAATTAATAGGCCACAGTGCTCCTATTTATAAAGCATCTAGAGGGTTTTTAGGTGAAGATGGTAATTTCCATGAAGATGAATCAGTTGTTATTCATATGGAATGTTATTATGATTTTACTTATGACCCTTTTAGTGCTATAGAAAATAACATAAAGAATAATTAATAACTAGACATTTTAAATCCAGGAACAGGATTTTTATCCTCAGTTTCTTTCATTCTTTTGGCTTCTTTAGCCATACCAGTTAAAGGAACTCCAAATACTTTTTCAGGTATTCTCATAGGATTATCAAATATAGATTTCTCTGGATGAGCAACATCTCTTAACATTCTACCAAATGGAAGCATAGTCCATATATAATAGTCAGCTAATTTATTATATTCATCATCGGAAAACTCTCTAATTACAGATATAGGAAGCCTTGCAATAGGAGGAGTAACCATAGCAAGTGGAGCTATGGCTGTTGGATATGAACCAAAGAATGCTCTGTTTCTTTGTTCTTCATCGCCAAACATCCATTGAGCTGTATCTTGTAAGTAATTCCAAGGAGCAGGTAATATCTGGTCAAATAAAGAATACATAAATACAGATGATAAAGCAAAGACAAATGCATCAATAGCCATTGTTCTTTTGAATTTATCCATAGCTTCAGAGCCTTTAAATCCATATATCTTAGCATCATGATATAAATCTTTTCTAAATCTCATAGCATTCCAAGACCATAATTGAAATCTTGACATTATTTTGCCAAGCCCTGAACGAGCAAATGGTTGTCTGTAAGCAGCTGAATATAAGAATTGAGTAGCTTTAACACCTTTTTTACCCATCTCAATAAGAATAGGGTCATAAGGATTCTTAACAGCACCATTTAATCTTTCCCAGCCTTTAATAAAATGAGACATATAAGCATCTCTTCTTAGAGCTTTTTCAGGAATAGACATGAAAGGAACAGCTGCATCTACAATTCTCCTGCTAACACCATGTTTATTTTTTAATGATATAATATCTTTTAAAGAGGCATCTTTTTTCCCACCAAATTTATCTGCTAATTCTCTCGTAAAAGCAAGAGCAGCACCTTCTTTAAATCTCTTGTCTAATCCATATTCATGAGCTAATAACTGAGGACCAACACCAATTTTTTCCATATAATTATTAACTTTATCCCAACTATCAAATTCAGGACTAATTGTTTTTAAGTAATCTAAGTCTCTAGCCTTTTTTAAATATTTAAAACCAGCTGAAGAAGCTGTATGTAAAGTACCTCCAAATATATTATTAATAGGAGTTTTAGGATGAGTCATTAAAGTAGCAAGTTCCCATTGTGCTTCTACTTGAGACCATCTTCTCATATCATATGCATCCTTACCAGTAGTTTGTGAATAATCTTCGAAGTATTTTTCTACCTTCTTGTCTTTTCTTATTTTTAATTTTTCAATAACTTTATTGACTTTTTCAGCCATTATATTATCAGCAAATGCACCATATAAAGTACCTTCTATTTTAGCATTCGGATTATTATAAAGCTCTTTAGGTATTATAGTTGGATTACCCATAGCTTCTGAAACATATTGTTTCCAGAAATTAACCCAACCATCAACAAGATTAGCACCATCTTTTCTTTCTGCTTCGTTACCTTTAACCCATTTCTTTGTCATTCTATCTTTCATTTGATATAAGGTATAAGTATTTAAAAGATTACCAAGCTGTCTGAAATAAGTATTAGTAACATTGTTTACATATGTTTGAACACTTACAGGGTCTATATCCCAGCCTGGTATGTGATTTTCTCTAGTAAATTGATTTCCCATCCTAGGGACAACAGTTTGAATTCTAACTTTATCCTTACCTTTAGTGACTTTGGCCTCAACCATTTTAATAGCCCCTGGAAGAATATTATCTCTTATTATTTGCCAATCAGCATAATCTCCATAATCCCAATCACCTGTTCTTGTTTTATATTTGAATATAATATCAGAAAGAGCTCTCTCTTTTTCTTGAGTGGTCATTTGAGTATCTTTTTGTAATGCATCCAATTCTGCATCTCTCATCTTCTTTATTCTGGAAGTTTCTGGATAAAAATGAGGAAAATATCCTTCTCTATAGTTAGTAGGGAATATCTCAAGTTTAGAATATCTTTCAGCAACAGCCTCTTTATAAGGTCTCCATTTTTTTCTTTCCAATTTATTTAATTTGAAGAAATTCTTTTTTGAAATAACTTTTTCAAAATTAGTTTTATGAACACCAATATATTCACTAACAGGATGTAAATCGATAGCCATAGCTTTAGCCATATGTCTCATACCATCAATACCTAAGTCCATATTAAATTCTTCACCTTTAGCCATAGCTTTGTTAATATCCATTAAAAATGCTTTATAATTAAGTATAGGTTGACTAGGATTCTCTTTATGCCCATCATACCAACCTATTCTATATTTTTCCCAAGCATACTCGCCTTGTTCATTTTTAACACCAGCGATTTTGACATGCATTTCTTTAAAAAAATCATTCATTATATTTTTAGTTTTATCTATTAAATCACTACCTTTTATAGTTTCTCGTTCTGTACCTTTACCGAAGTCCACTATATATTGTTTGTCTTTAATTTTGTCCCAATTATTATTTCTTTTTGACTTTTGATACAAGTCATGATAAACTTTCTCTGTTATCTTTTTAATACCATAATCATTAGGTAACTCTAATTTTCTTATAGCCATTCTCCATATAGCATTACCATCTTCAGCTACATTGCCCTGTTTTAAATATTGTATATCAGTAGTAAATTTATTGGCTAATTTAAAAGCTTCACCTTGAGCAGCATCCTGAACTTTTCCAATAGTATCCTGAAGTATTTCACCATAATAAGTAGGCTTTAATACTATTCCTTTTTCTACTAACTCACCTGCTTTACCTCTGAAATAACCTTGTTTAGGCAAGAATATCATATCAAATTTCATCATCTTTCTATTCGTAGTTAATGGAAATTCATACCAATCTAACTTGGCTAGTTTCGCTTGTTCTATTAAAGACAAACCTTCTTTTAGTTTTTGAGCCATAGTACCTTGCCTCATAAAATTAAACCAATTATTTATTAGTTTAAAATCTCTAGTAGTCATTTGATTTAACTTTAAAGGAAGAAATTGAGGGTCAATTCTTGTATAGATTCCACCAAGCAAAGCATTCATATCTTGCCCCTGAAGGTTGAATCTTTTTATATTGTCCATTAATTCAGCAACAACCATAGATTGTTCTTTGTCTAATTTTCCTTCTTTAATACCTTTATATCCTTGAACTCTTTCAATAAAACTACCTTCATCTACAATAGATGTATTAGGTTCAAATTTTTCAACTTCTTTCTCAACAGATTTTACTTTTTTGTCAAATTCAACTTTAGAATCAGGTTTTTGTGCACCTAAAAAATAGTTATTCTTAATTTTAAAGAAATTACGAATGACTTTAGGAGATATTTGAGTAGAATCTAAATATAATTGATGTTGATTCGCCTCTGCACCTTCTTTTACAGTAGTTTTTAAAATATCTTTTTCTTTACTTGTAGGATACCTTTTTCTTCTAAGAGACTTATATGTTTTTAAATGAGACTCTGAAGAAGGTCTTAAAGAGCCTATTAACATTGCATCAAATAAATCTTTGGAATATGGATTTTTCAATGTTGATTTAAACTTAGCTATATTGGCATCTATTGTACCTAAATCATCTAATCTTGTCTTTTTCATCAAAGCAGTAGGTTTTATTTTGGATTTTCTTTTATTAATTTTGTCAACTTGCATTTTAAGTTGTTTAATATTGGTCTCTTGTATAACATCTTGCATGTTTTCACCTGTGAAGCTATCTACTTGAGCTCTTCTTGCTTTGTTTTTTTCTGACCAATCTTCTTTAAATTCGTCAACCCTTTTAACTATTTTATTTACTTCCGCATCAGAGATTTTATTACCTGATTTTTCAGCTCTATTATAAGTATTTACAATTAAATCAAGAGTAGCCATATTGTGTAAAGAATTAGAATAATAATCCTCAGCTTCATTTAAAACTCTTCTAATAGTTTCTAATGCACCCCTATCTTCTATTGATTTTCTAATTTCTTCTAAATATTTATCTGAAACTTTTCTTTTCTCTCCAACACCTGCTTTTTTAAATAACTTTAGTAAATGACCTGGGTTCTCAAACTCTTTAAAAGCCTCTATATGTTGATTCTTTTCTATGTGCAAATCATTCTTAGTAATAAAGTCTACTTGAGGACTGTTTTCTTGTCTTATTTTTGTCCTAAGTAATAAGTCTTTAAATTTATCTTCAGGAAAATTACTTTCTTTTAATACTTTGTTATACTCTTGCATTCTATTTTTATAAGCAATAGGATTAACCCAATCAAATGGAGACATACCAATATTAAGCTCTTTTAAAGTATTGGCAAACTTAAACATCGCAGTTGTTCTTTCATTTGCAGGGTAATTGCTTATATCTTTTGTCATTTGTTGTATTTCATAGTTAGTCCAATTTCTAGAATCGACTCTATTCTTACCAAAAAAAGCAGAATTTATATCTTTTACCAGATTGTACCTTTTATTCCCATAATATCTTGAGCCTTCTAGTCCAAGCTTAGAATAAGTAGATAAAACCATTCCAATTTGTTTTGGGTCTGTTGATATACCAAGTAAATTTCTATTCTCTATAGTGTCTTTATATTTCTTTCCTTTTACTTCCCATTCCCCAGTCTTATTAAAATAAGCATCATTTAAAAGTTTTTGCATAGCTTGAATTTTTATTAATCCAGTTTCATTTGCTGGGTCAGCAGTAAAATTAATTAAAGCTTTAGTTAAATCTCTTTGATGCTCACTTTTTCTTAAAGGTATAATATATTTTCTATATATAATATCACTACCAAGATTTTTACCAAGAGGAGAAAGATACTTAGATGAATCAGCAGATACTTTAACATATGTTTCTACATCTTTTTTAGAAGAAGAATTAGCCAAAGAACTCCAAGCTTGTCTAAAATTAGAAGTCATAACTACAACTGGTCCCATTTGACCTCTACTTTCAGCTGTTCTTCTACCTGAAAATGCTCTAACTGCAGGAGAGAATTGAGCATAGAAATTGCTATTAACCTGCTTAATAAAATCAGGGTCTAAACCTTCTAATTCAGCTGTTTCTTCAGTGAGAGTAATCTTTTTTCTATATTGTTTTTTAGCATCTTTAATCTCTATTTTTTGTAAAGATTTATGAATAGAAGGATTAATTCTTGACTTAGAACCTGCATGATATACTGTATAATCAGCTCCAATAGTATTTAAATACTTAATAAAAGCACTGTCTACGCCAGGCATATCTCCTACAACAAACTTTGCATTATTAAAATGAGCTTCTAATATTTTTAGTTTTGTCTCTTTAGACAAAGGCTTATTTCGTAAAGCTCCATTTCTAGCTAGCATAATAACTGAAGAGTTTTTATTTGGGCTACCTAGCATATCTATAGTTGTTTTTGAAGAAGAAGGAATATTAGATGAAAGTTCAACAATAGCTGAATCAGCAACTTTTCTCATTGCTTTATCTTTCCCATCTCCTTGAGGAGTCCCTTTACCTTGATGAGAAAACCCTTCTTTAAGAGATGGTTCCTGTCCAGGAGTTGTTACTGATTGAGTATAGAATTCTTTTTTCTGAGCTTTAAACATATCCTTCCACTCTTTTTTCATACCATGTTCAGATGATTTTCTTCCTCCAAAATAAATAAAAGACTCATCACCATCAAGGTCAGCACCACCTTGAGCTTCCATAGCTCTACTATGTAATAATACTTCATGGTTTTTAACGCCTGTAAAACCTACAAACTTTAATATTTGAGCTCCAGAAGGAGAATCTTGAGGAACCCTAACGCTTAATGCTTCAAATATATCTTCTAATTTTTCTTTATTCTTTTTATAGAATTCGCTAGTTCTAGGTCCCTGACTAGTCTTTGTTTTGTCCCATAAATCTCCTAATTTAACTTCAGTTTTGCCTTTAACTATATCTGTTTGAATTAACATATTTCTTGCAACATCACCTAATCTAAATATTTCATCTGATTTAACTCCATATTTCTTCATAGCCAAAGCATCATTATTAAATTCTGGAAATTCTATTTGCATAAACTTATCATAAGGTCTCATTCTAAATACACCAGCATTCTTAACTTTAGGAGTTAGAACTCTTTGACCTACAAATCTTCTTAATGCTTTGCCAACATAAGGTCTTACTGATTTGTCAAGATATAAAGGATATGCTCCTTCTATCGATGATATAAGCTTTAATGCTTTGTCTGCAGCTGAAGTAAATTCTAAAGCTTCTGTAAGTTGGTCTTGAGCTTCTGGACCAGATAACTCTCCAGATTCACGCAAAGAATTAACACTCTCTTTGTGAACTTTTACTATTTCTTGCATTAAATCTTGCGCTAATTGTTGATTTTCTTTACCTTTGCTTTTTAATATCTTAAATATTTCAGGCAAACCTATATCTTGAAAGTTTTCCAATATCTCAGCTCTTGTTTTTTCACTTGGCTTATTAATATAATCCATTACTTTATTATTAATAGATGGACTTCCATCATAAGCTCTTTGAATTATAGTATCATACATATCAGAAATAACTTTTGCATTAACTTCTGAAAACATATTAGGATGCTGACTAGTCATAAGCTGCTTAATAAGAGTTATACCAACAGCTTTATTACCTATTGCATTTAAACCAAGCATTTCATTATTATTTAATACAGATTGTGAATACTTAAAAGAAGAAGGCTCTATTTCAAAGACATCTGGATTGCCTATAAGTTTTAGCTTTCCATTTTCAATAGCATAGTCTCCCATTCTTTTATCACCTGTCTGCTTAATACCACTCTTATACATAAGGAAGTTTAAACCATCTTTATGTTCTGGGTTAGTATTCTTATAAGCTTCCATCATCTTAGAATATTTATCAGGCACAGTAACAATCATATATTTACCTAAAATAGTTCCATCAGGACTCCTTTGAATAAGGAACGATTTATTACTACCAGTCTCTGGCATACCTCCATCTTTATTCATGGCGTTTACGGTAGCTTTTGTGGCGATTATAGCACCATCTGTGCCTTGTGGTAGTTGTATATTTAAAGAATTTAATAAGTCTTTTGAATTACCCTCAGCATCTATTATAGTTCCTTTATAATTTCCAGCTTTAGATAGGTATAATTTTTCATTATGTTGATTACTTCTGATGAATACATTGTCCCCTGACAATCCATTTGTCATCCATATTTGAGCTCTTTTATTTTGATTAACAGCATTGTTTATAAATTTAGATTGATTTTTAGCCATTGTTTCTATAGGAACCTCATTTAGAGCTTCTCCATAAGCTATTATAGAACGCATCATATCATTATGTTGAGCTCTAGTTAATCCATATTCTAGCTCAGCATGTTTGTAAATGCTTTTAGGAATTGTTTTATCATTAAAGCCTTTCTTTATAAGGTCTACCTTTTTATAATTAGGGTGATACTTAACAAATTGAAGCTTATCTTTATCATTAACTCCTCCATATAAATGATAACCCTTTTTATTCATTTGACTTACAGCGTTTTTAATTAATTGATTCTTTAAAGCTTCTTTTTCAACAGTAATATCTTCCATTTCGTAAGCAGTATTAAGTCTTCTTAATTTATTTGCCTCAACTTTAGAGGCTACATATACAAAATTAGATAAATTGTAATCCTGCTCATTGTGAGTTAGAGCATCTAATTCAAGAACAATAGGGTCTTTTGTAGGTTTTATAGTTTTATAATATTCCTCTAAAAAAGTAGGAGGCTCGTTTTGATTTCTTGTTTTATTGCCAAATGTATAAGAAGCTTCTGTTGGTATTATCTCTACGCTAGTCTCATTAACCCTTATAAACCTTCTAGGTTCTATTTGGTCTTGTCTTTTTAAGTATTTTCTTAATCCTAATTTAAATGCTTCAGGAAGTTTTAAATCTAATTCATTTTCTATAGCTCCTATAAACTCTTTTGAATTAGTTGCTTTAGTTTTAGTGATATATTTTGAAGCTAAATTTGTTGCTACATCTTCAACCTCAGTAAGCTTATCATTTAATTCTTTGCCTTTTAAATTTAAAGCTTTATCATTAACATCTTTTATTTCACTAGAATGCTCTTTTAATTTGGTTTGAACTAAAGTAGATATACTATTGCTTTCAGTACCCCTTGATTTAAATAAAACATCATCAAGGGAATCTGTCTTCTTATCATCTGATTCATTTTCAATAACTTGTTTTTTTGCTACAGGCCCAAGCCCTGCCTGTTTTGATTTTAATTCAAATAATTCTTTTAAAGCTGTTCTTTCAACTTTGTCTAAAGATTTTCCACCAAAAAATGCAGGTTGAGATTTTAAAAGAGGTGTTTCTCCAGTTTCAAGAGGTTCAAATAGCTTAGACTCAGGACTAAATTTAAACCATCTTAAGAATTTTTTGTCAAAGACATAAGTAGGTTTCTTTAAATTAATTCCAACTTGAACTGGTATTCTAGAGAGTTGTGTTGTGGAACCTGAAGAAGAAATACCATCAAAAGCAATTACAGAATCAGAATTTTTAACACTTCTAGCATCCCTATTAATAGAATCTCTTACATAATCATTAAATTTAGCTGGTTCTAAAGTAGTAGAGCCAATAGTACTAGTTTCAATAGATATTATATCCTCGATAGCTTTTTTAACTAATTTATCTCCTTCTACTACATCTTTTTGATTTATCATCATGTCAAAGACTTGTGGTCGTTTTTTACCAGCTGGAGGTTCTTGAGGATGTGTAACTCTAATACTTGTAATGCCTCGCTTAGAAGCTTCTTTGGTTATATACTCTTGTGTTTCATTTGTCCCTGGAGAAATAATATATAACCCTTTTCCTTTTACAGATTCTTTTAATGCAGACTCAACCTCTTCTTTTAGAACTATTTCTTTATCTACCTCTTGTTCAAGAATCTTTTTTCCCTGCTCTTTAATATAATTACTTTTGAGCTTTTCTTCTTTTGTTTTCCCTGGAATTCTATCTAATTGATTTGTCTGCTTAAGTATTTCATAAGCTACAGCACCATATTGATTAAGTCTTTCATTTTGATAATTTTCAAATGCTCTATATGTTAATTCTTTTACTTGAGGGTCAGTTTCTGCAAATCCCTCTAATCTCATAGGGTCAAAGTCTTTTTTAAACTCAGGGTCTACACCCTCTCTTTTAATACCTTTATTAAGCCATTTCCCACTCTCTGTTTGCTTCCAAGACCTTTCTGAACCACCAAAATAAGCTCCCATTAAGTATTCGTATATTTGTTCTGGAGTAGTAGCTCCTCTTGCAGTTGCTGGTAGTCCCATAAACAATGAACCTGCTAAACCTCTTGCGTATTTCTCAGCTTTAGGGTCTTTCATTACTATTCTATTTCCAATAGTTTTAAATACACCACCTGCAATAGCTCCACTAAAGAAGCTATCTAGCATAGCATCTGTCCCTTGTTGCCAAGATGATATAGCACTAGCTGTACCTAAAGTAAATGCTCCAGATATTATATCAGATGCTTCAGGACTTCTTAGGTATTTAAATACAGCACTATTTTCTGCAGCCTTTTTAAGTTGAGCTGAATCTCTTATGGTTTTAGCTAGTGGACTAGCTTTTTTAGTAAGTTTTGAAGCAGCATACAAAGGGGCACCTTTAACTCCACGAAGAGCAGTACCTGCTGCTATTAAAGGTTTAGCACCAGCTATCATACCTAGCCTTGTTAATGGAGCTGATAGTATACCAGGGGCAAAACCAGCAAGATGACCTACACTTCTAAATACAGCCTCCCATTCATTATCAGGATGCTCCGCTATGTTTAGAGTAGTAAAACCTTCTATAAACCCAGCACCTGCTTGTTTTATTGATTCTAATATAGAAAAATCCCCTTCATAGAAAGGGACATTATGATATTGAGCATGTTGTCTTACTGAATTTAAGAATTCTGGGTTGAATCTATTAGGAGCTTTGCCATATAAGTTTATATACTGTCTTGTCTGCTGTCTATTGAACTTAGGAGTAAACTCCTGGGGTTGCTCAACTTGTTGTTGTGCTTGAGCCATTTAAAGTCCTTATTTTAAACCATGCTTGCTTTTATATTCCGCCATTGCTTTAGCGAATGCTTCTTGTGGATTTCCTCCTGTATAATCTGGTGTACCACCACCATATGTATCTTGTAATCTTTTATCTAAGGTACCTTGATAGGAATCTTTATTTTTAGACAAACTATATATACCCATACCTACAAGAGCAGCAGCAAGAACATAAGGATTTTTAGGTAATTTTGCTAGCAATTGTAAAGAACGAGTCTTTCCAAGTTTTTGTGTAAGAGATTTTAATATACCTTTCCTAGTAGGCGCACCACCTGGAGTAAATAAGTTTAATTGCTTACCAGCTGGACCTGATGTTACTGGAGTTGAACCTTTAAATAGATTTTTAGCAGATTCTATTATACCTTTACTAGAAGTACCTCCGCCTCCTAGTCCAAGAAATTCCGAGTATTTTCCGCCTAAGTATCTTGCTCCTTGAGCTACCTTAGGTCCCCACATTGGTAAAGTCAATAAAGTTCCAACTTTCGCTGCTCCTTGACCAAGTGTATCTTGCTCCATTCCAAAAGCACCAGGAAAAGGTAAAATAGCTTTTCCAAATCCTTCTAATTGGTCTGTCCAACCTCTGTTTGGAGTAACTAAATTACTTATTAAAGGGTCAGCAGTATTTTTATTTACAAACGCCGCAACATTAGACATTCCTTCAAATTCATTTCTCATTGCAGCATCAGATAGTTTGTTCATGCTTTGATGATTTTTAATATTATTTTCTATACCACTTAAATATTGAGCTTTACTTTCATTAAAAGTCTTAGTGTATGATAATAAGTTTATACCTGCTCTAGCTGCTGCTAACTTCTCTCTTTTTCCCCAGCCACTAGTTAAATGATTCCAAGACTCTATAGAACTAGGAAAATGAGAGCTATCCATAAAATCATTCATACCTTTCATACCTGAAAAACCACCAACCCAAAGTTCTTCAAGTCCCTTCATAGAATTCTGAATACTATTTTCAACCTCTAAGGCTAAATTCTCACTCTTACTAGGCATTCCAGCAGCCACAGCTGAAAGTACACTTCCTATATTGCCTTGAGTACCTCCTCCTCTATTTTGAAATTGCTGAAAATTTAAAGCCATTACTATCCTCCTTGAAATAATTGTGTCATATAATCCCCAAAGCTATCAGCTTCTGAGAAGTCCATTTTCTGACCTAATTGGAATCCTCCTAAAAGACCTCCAAGAGTGCCTTGTCGTTGGTCTTGAGCAAATTGATTTCTCATATTAAGATTAGACAAATATGCATTGCCCATATTCTCATCTAATCCTTGCTGGAATCCTGTCATTTTACCCATTATACCAGTTCCTTGAGTAAATCTTTTTTGTAAAGCGTCCATCCAATTCTGATTAACACCACCAGTTGCTTGATGCATGCCCATTCTTTGTTGCATTGCTATTTGTCCTGGAGACATACCTGTCATGCTTCCTAACTTTTGCATTTGAGTGCCTACTTGAGCTCCTTGATTCATTGCATTTTGAGATAACATGTTCCTCATTTGCATATTAATAGCTGATTGTGGGTTTTGTAGTTGTCTAGCTAACCCTAGATTTTCATCAACTAATCCTTGAGTTTTAAGCTGCCTTGCTTTTAATTCGTTTTCATCTATCTCATCTGGTTTAGGAGTACCAGAACCAAGTAGTCCTCCCATAAGAGAAGGTGCTGCAGAAGCAAGTGCTGAAAGAAATAATCCCATTATTTATATATCTCCTTAGATTTCATCGTTATAATTTACATACACTATACTATTAAAACAAGCTATTTCCATAGTAGTACCTTTAATTTCCAACCTGAATAGTCTACATTAGACAAAGTGCTACCACTTCCTCCTGCTCCTAAACCATTGAGGCAAACAGAACCATAGTAAGTACTACCAGTTATTTGCCAAGTACTTGAAGTTAACTCTAGACTAAAACTATTAGTATTTGAACTAAAAGGCTTATGAACAGTTGTTCCATTATCGTCACTCCACCATATCTGTTGATGCAGAGGTATAGAGCCTAAGTTATGTATGCCTGTAGTTTGTCCATCTAATACAGATACCCATCCACTATCGTAATCAGGTCTAGATATAGCTGGACTAACCCAACCTTCTTTGCTTTTTACCTTAAACTCATAAGACTTATTTGGAGTTCTAACAGTTTTAATATCTCCTGTTTTTCCTTTTGAATCATCAATACTACTATCAGTAGATGAATTTACAGCATCATTTAAAATATTAATCTGTTTTTCTATCTCTTGTAATGATTTTTGAACATCAGTGAATGATGATATTTTAGTGGTTATCTTTGCCACTTACTTTCCTTTTCCTGGTTGTAATGGTAAATCTATATAGTGTGTTTGAGATTTTCCTGATTCTCTACTTTCTACCAACAATTGTATTCTTAAAGAAAATTCTCCTAAATTCCTACCTGGTGTTAATAAAAAAATAGAATCTACAATTTCAAAACCTTTGACTTCAGACGCAACTTGAAGTCCTGTCTTTCTAGAATTAATAGTTATAGCTCTAGCTTGCTCTGTAGTTATTCCTACTTTAGCAGTATTAGCTGATATAGCTTTAATTTGTTCAGATGTAATGCCTACTTTTGCAGTGTTAGCTATAATAGCATTAGCTTGACTAGTTGTAATACCAGTCTTAGCTGTATTAGCTGTTATTGCATTAGCTTGAGAGGTAGTAATGCCTGTCTTTGCTGTATTAGCGCTTATAGCATTCTTTTGCGCAGTTGTAATTCCTTCTTTAGCAGTATTAGCAGAGATAGCATTCTTTTGAGAAGTGGTTATGCCTTCCTTGGCTGTATTAGCAATAATCGCATCTCTCTGCGCATTTGTTATTCCAATTTTTGCTGAGTTAGCAGAAATAGCATTAGCTTGTTCTGTCGTTATTCCAGTCTTCTTAGTATTATTCACTATTGCCGCTGCTTGAGAATTGGTTATTCCAACCTTAGCTGTATTAGAAATGATTGCATCTCTTTGGGCATTTGTTATTCCAGTCTTGGCTGTGTTTGCACTAATTGCATTTTTCTGAGATGTTGTAATACCTTCCTTTGCTGTGTTGGCTATAATAGCATCTATCTGTGCTTGACTTATTCCAGTTTTAGATTTTTCTATATTAATTTCTGACTGCATAGAAATAACTTTACCAATATGCTCATTTGTTTTATCTAAAGACTCATCTACCTTTGTAAATATATTGTGAATAAGCGTTTTTAAATGCTCAGGATTAATTCCAGTAGCAGATGAATCTGCGTCATTTACTACCTCAGCATATTTTGTATTAGCTGTCTCTGATAGTTTTGATAGATTAGCCATTACTTAGTACTCTTTCTTCTAAATATTATTCCAATTGAATCTATATCATCTTTTACATTTTCTAGTTTAAGTTGAACCCATCTACCTTTCTTATTACTACCAGATAGTTTGTAATCAGAACTTTCAGTTGCTGTTTTAGAATAAGTTACATCGCTTGAACTTAAAGAACCAGTACTAGTAACGACAAGCAATCTATCACTACTCTCTAAATAACTACCTCCTAGATTTAAATCTTCAGACAAACCATTTAGCTTTATCTTATTAAATACTTTCATAATAGAGTCTTCATCCATTGTTAGCTTTTTACTAACCCAAGTATAATCTCTCTTAGTAGCTCCGCCTCTATTCTCATATATAGCGTTATTAATAGGTATTAACACTTCTCCATTATCACCAGTAAAAGGTTTACCTATCTCACTATCTTCTGCTAATTCCCAAAGATTCCATACTTGTCTAGACATATTATAAGCCCATATATATTGTCTTAAAAGAGGAGTGTTATATGTAGAATCATTATCTAGTATTTCAACATTAAATAATACGCAATTTATATTGGCATCATAAAATACATAAGGCTTAGCTTTTGGATTATTCTTAGTAATTGTATCCCAACTTAAATCTCTTATATTATCTGTACCTCCAAAGGATTCCTCTATAGCTCCACCTTTTTGTATTGATTCAGAAATCTTAATAGGTCTTTGTCCATCATGAAAGTATGCTCCTGTTATATCTGCAAAATACATACCTTCTTCAGTAACAACTAAACTATCTTTTCCAAAACAACCTATACCTTCATATATATCTTCTATTACTAAGCTCTCTGGATTTATACGATATATGTTTGATTTGTCAAATGTATACAACCTTCCATTAAAATTAGCAAAAGCAGTAGGCTTTCCTTTTAAAGTTGCAAAATCATTAGCATAATCAAAGACACTATACTTGCCAGGTTTAGACCTGAATATTAAGTTACTTGCATTTTCTATCTTATCATGAGAGCAATCACCAACAAACAGATAGCCATCAAGCTCTGATGATATTCCGTACTTAATTTTTATAGTATCTAGCACTTCTGATATACCACTTCTAGCTTCATATGTAGCTCCTAAAGTGCCTGAATCAGATATATTATAAGAATACGACTCTGCTGATTTATTCCAACCACTATCAGTAGGAATTTCTTCTACCAAACTATATAGGCTGTTTACAGAATCCTTTCTATAAATACATACTGCTGTTAATCTTCTACTTACATTTGTAACATTAATTGTCAAAGATAACTTAGCTCTTGTAAATGAATTATTCCAAACCCAATGAGAATTACTTAAAGGACCTTCTTGGTAGCCATCATATATAAAAGATACTTTATAATAATACGTATTGTTTTTAAGGAAATAATCTCCTGATTGGTCTGGTAAAGATACAGATTCTATTTTAATAGAAGAATCTCCATATGCTATATACCTATCTGCATCAGCAGTACTATCATATCTTAATACATTACCAATGATATTACCCTTATCCCAATTAGTAAACCCTGCTCTTATTTCTCCCATATTAGCATTAGAAGTAGTATCTGATATTA